CGTGAAGCGCACATAGAGCCGGCGCGGATCGCCGAGGCCTTGCGCGATCATCTCGGCGCGTTTCTCGCGGGCGACTTCAGCCTTGAGGCGGTCGCGCCACTTGATCAGCTCCGCCAGGTCGGCGCGGACCACCTTGCGGCCACCATTGCCCAGGCTGCCGATCTGGTACTCCTGCGCACCCGTGGTCAGGGCGCGGATGGCCTCTTCAACCGCCTCCAAATCTTTCTGCGCCTGGCTGCGATCATCGAAGGCGCCGGGTGTGCCGCTGAATGCCAGGCTCTTGCGGACGGTCAAGCTGCCGCGACCAGTAGTGAGCGGTGCGCCGTTGACAGTGGAGACGATCTGCAGCTCCCAGCTGCCGGCTGCCATGGTGGCCGTCGTGGCGGCGCTCAGCTCCACCTTCCAGCCGTCGTCCGTGTCGCTGGCCACCGCCTCGATACCGGCGCCAGCTGCTGCAGCGCGTAGCCACACGCGCACCGCCGTGGCGTCGGGGTGGACGCGGGATTCGATCCAGCTGGTTAGATCGCCTTGGTAGAGCTCCAGCGGTTGGGTCATTTGAGCACCGTGAAACTCCGGGCCTTTCGTGGCGCGGCCTGCTGGTCTAAGGCTACGGAGGCCGCCAGCTGTGCCGCCAACTGGTCCCACATGGTTTGACGGTTGTAGCGGCGCTTGAGCAGCTCCAGCATCGCTAGGCAGTACACCTTCAGGTCAAGCGGCTCGTTGCGGGCGCCGGATGGCTTGACCCATTCCAAGACTTGAAACCCTTTCACGTAGCGCGGCTGCAGCCGCTCACAGGTCAGGCCCTGCAGGTAGTCTTCCGTGGTGGCGTCGTCGAAGTTGATGTAGCCGTCGCCGGGATCTTCAATCTTGAGGCGGCTGTAGATGGTCCGCTTGATTGCGTGTGTGCCGATCATGTAGAGCGTGACGCCACCCTTCACGGTCTTGCCCCTGAAGGTCACGTCCTGCTTTGAGCCTTTGCCGAGCGGCGGCGCATTCTTCTGGCTGCTGCCCTTGATGGCCACCACACCCTCTTTGGCGTACCGGCGGCAGTAGTCATACCCCTCACTGGTGTAGTGGCCGCCGGTGTCAACCGCGCAGTGGATCGCCTTCAGTTTGCCGCCGTTTGCGTGCGGCCATTCGATCTCGCGGATCGTCGTCACCTGATCCCAGACGTGATCCTGCCCTGGGTCGCCCTCGATCTTTTGGTGCCAGATCCGCCAGGCCTGCTCAGGCTTGCCGCGGCCATATCCCCACACAGACACCTCCAGCCAGGTGTCCTGCACGTCCACGGCCATCAGCACCGCAAGTACGCCATCCGGGCAAGTGCCGTGGCCGTAGCCGCCGACGCGGGCCATCAAGCCATCGGCGCTCACCTTCGCCAGGCTCTCATCCTCCCAGGCCTCAGCGGCCCGCTTGTTCACCCAGCCCTTGAGCAGCAGCGGGTCCGCCTTGGCGCGCAGGAACTCATCGCGGATCTTCTCCCAGCTCAGCCAGCCATACGGCGCATACCAGCCCGGCAGGTGAAAGCCCGCCGTCTCGCCGTCGCCTTTGGCCGTAGGTGTCCAGATCCCGCCGGCCAGCATGGCGGTCTTGTGGTGCTGCGCCACCCGTTCATTGCATAGCGGGCATTGGCACCACACCTCGCCGTCGCGCTTATCCCATACCATGTGCGGCCACTCCAGCACCGCATGATTGCCGCAGCAGGGCATCAGGGCGCCGTAGCGGCGGCGGTCGCTGCGCACCTCGAACTCGGAGGTGATCCTGCAGGCGCCGCGGCTGCCAGGCGTGGAGGTCACCAGCGCTTTGCGGTCGGGGAAGTTGGTCTGGCGGGCCTCGGCGTTCTCCAGCGGGTCGCCCTTGTCATCCATCTCCAGCGGCAGGCTCGACACCTCATCGGCCCACACGTTCTGCGCCGGCATACCCTGCGCAGCGCTGCCGCTGTTGCCGCCGATGATCGACACCAGCATGTCGCCCTGAAACTCCTTTAGGAACATCGCGTTCGCCGCGTCCCTGGACTTCGTGCTGATCGACTTGGCCGCCACCGCCGGGGAGTCGGTGAATAGCGGCGTGAGGCGCTGGCGGATCTGCCGCTTGGCGAAACTCTCGGTCGGGAACATCGCCAGGAACGGCGACGGGTCTAGGGCGATGGTGCGGCCCAGCCAGTTGAGGCCCACCTCGGTCTTGCCGGTCTGTGATCCGAACAGCAGCACCACCCGCTTGATGCGCTTTTCGCGGGGGCTGAGCAGGTCCATCGGCTCGCGCAGGTAGGGCACCCGGTCGGTGCGCCACTGGCCGGGCTCGGAGCTGCTGCGGCGGGTCAGGATCCGGTTCTGATCCGCCCACTCGCTGACGGTCAGATCGAGCGGTGGCTGCAGCGCCTCGATAAAGGCTTGGCGGTAGATCGCCGCGGCGTCAAGCGGCCTCATGCTGCAGCCCCCTGAGCGCGTTGGTGATCTCGGCCTCCAACAGATCGCGCACCGCCTGGGTGTCCTGCATGCTGGCCACCTTCGCGGCATTGCGGCCGGGGATGGTGAGCAGCAGGTCGCGGACCTGGCGCCCCAGCCGGGAGGCCTCCTGGCGCACCTCATCAGCGCTGATCAGCTCCTTCTTGGTTTTCTGCAGCTCTAGCCGGGTCAGCTCCGCCTCATAGACCGCCTTCGCTCGCTTGGCCTGGGCTAGCGATGGCCCGCCGCCTTCCGGGTGCGGCTGGCGGGTATTCGGTGGCTCCGGCAGCTCAGTGCCGCTGTCGGGCATGTTGTTAGTGTTGCCGGCCCACTGCGCATCGGCTAGGGGCGCGTCGATCTGCCAGCGGCCGTTCACCTTGCGCACGGCAGGCTCGGTAAGGCGGCCGGTGTCGATCGCCTTGAGCACCGCCACGTGGCTGGTGCCACGGAGGCCCCGCGCCTTGCGGTGCTTGGCGTAGGCCTCTAGGTTCATTCTTTACCTCACCCCCGCATACTTGTGCGTCTGAATTGATAGCCGCCACTGATTCTCCATGCACGCCTGCACGCAAAGCTGCGTGGCTTGATCGCCTTGGCTTACCGGCTGCAGCCATACCGGAGTGCTGTGGCGGTGATGTACTAGCAGCGCCTGCAGGCTGTTGATGTCGCTGATACTTGCCACCGGCATCTTGATCTCGTCTGCCCGTGCGATCGCGCTGGGCAGCACCTCCAGCCCGCCACCCATCCCCACCTTCGGGCTTACCGTCACCCATGCACCGGGTGCCACGTTAATCTCATGGGTGCCACTGGTTTCGATCTGCACCGTGCCCAAGGCTTGCAGTCTTTCGGTCAGCAACCAAATGTCTTGGGCGCAAGGCTCCCCGCCTGTGATCACAAAGTGTCGGGGGCTGTAGCTGCCTACGACTTGCGCAATCCGTTCGGCGCTCATCGGTGTCCATGTCGGCGCCGGATCAACCTTGTCGAGCATCTCGACGACGTTGATCATCTTGGTAGGCGAGCCCGCCGGCCAGGTGTGCTTGGTGTCGCACCAACTGCAGCCCACAGGGCATCCCTGAAGCCTGATGAACGTGGCCGGCGTTCCGGTCCAGGTTGCCTCCCCTTGGATCGTGGGGAAGATTTCATTCACGCGAAGCACGGTAAACCTCCTGATCGTTGATTGCGGCCCTGGGGTCCTCCCAGGGAAAGATGATCCAATCGGGTGAGTCGATCACTTCCACGGCGCGGAACCATGTTGACTGCACCTTGCTGATCCACACGACGCACTCCACGCCGTCGTATTGCCTGGCTGGCGCCAGGGTGCGCCCGGTCTCGTAGATGTCATCCACCACCAGGCAGCCGGGTTCAATCTCATGCAGCAGCGGCAGGCTCAGATAGTGACTCAAGGCCACCGCTAGACATAGGCCACCGCGAGGAAAGCCGTAAACACCTGTGAACGACCGGCCCTCTTGGTCGGCGGCAATCTTGCAAACCGCTTGATCAAACTCGTCCCACGTGAGATGTCTCATGGCCGGTAGATTGCGGAGTTGGCGCCGTGCTCACGCACCTCGACTTCTGCAACCCGGCAGCGGGGGTCGTAGCCGTTGTTCTGCAGCCAGGCGTTGGCTTGAGCCCAGACCAGCTCGGCGAAGCGTTCACAGCCCACTGCTGGCAGGATCACCAAATCGAGCAGCCCCTGCTCGTGGCCGCGATGAAACCAGTCAAGGCAGGGGTCATCTTCTGCCACCACGGTCTTGTGATCAAAGGTCTCCTGTAGCCAGGACTTAAGATCTTTCAGCCCGCCGAAGTCCACCACCCAGTTGCGCTCATCCAGATCGTCTGCCTCAAACTTTAGATGCACCGACAAGGCATAGCCGTGCAGAAACCGGCAGTGGCTATGTGTGCTGCGCCACTGGCGGAAGCACGCAGAGAGGCCAACTTCATGGCCGTAGGTTTTGGTGCTGGTGTAGGTCATCAGAAACCTTGCCCCCGCAGGATCTCCATCAACTCCTGACGGGCCTTAGCGTCCTCCCGGAAGAAGCCGCGCATCACACTGGTCACCATCTTGGTGTCGTTATCGCGCACGCCGCGCCAAGTCATGCACTGATGCTGCGCCTTGACCACCACCGCCAGCCCTTGAGGTTTGATTAGCTCCTCAATGGTGTCGGCCAGCATGATGGCCGCCTCCTCCTGAATCTGCGGCCGCGCCATCACCCACTCCACTAGGCGGTTGAATTTGCTCAATCCGATCACCCGGTCGCTGGGCTTCACCCCGATCCAGCACTGCCCCGTAATGGGCACTAGGTGATGCGAGCAGGCCGACCGCACCGCGATGGGGCCCACAGTGTAAATCTCGTCCAGGTGCTTGGCATTGGGGAAGTCGGTCACCTTGGGCGGGGCCAGGTAACGACCCTTGAACACTTCCCACAGGTACATGCGTGCCACCCGCCCCGCGGTCTCGCGGGTGTTGTGGTCGTTGACCGTGTCCACCACTAGGGCGTCGAGCAGGTCTTGCACTCGGGCCTCGACCTCAGCCTGCAGCTCGTCAAGCTCGCCCGGTCGCAGGTGGGCGGCGATGTTGTCGTTGGCTGCGAAGGGGGCGCCCG